GTATAGTAATTTGTAAACGGTAGGGTATTTCTTGCAGAGCCGACCGGCCACTGACACCGCCGATTTGCTGTCATGGGCATACGACAAGATGATTTCAATTTTTTCTTTTTCTGATAACCCGTCAAGGCGTCCAACTATGCGGTATCTTTCGCGGGCGTTCAATTTTCTTTCCCCCTTTCGGGATTGGCCCCCGAAGGGGCCGATTATTGGTTAGTACCCACGCTGGTAATGCCCCCACGCCGACAAGCGGTGCTGTTTGATTATCCACAGCCGTCGCAATCCCCTTTTCATCTTCTTTACCCTGTCATAAAGCTCGCAAAGGTAAAAGTACCGGCGTTCCCAATAGATATGCGGGTTCGCTTCGTAATAGGTTGGCTCTAACAACGACATTATACCGCTCCTTTCTTTTAAGTTTTAGCCTGTCTTATCAATACCGGTAGGCTATCTCCGGTAGACGGGCGAACGCCCGTTTCGACTTATGCGTTTTTTAACTTCTCTAACTTCCGCTCGACCTGCTTTAGCTCAGCTTCTATCAAATGGATATTTATATGGGATATATCAGGGTAATCCCATCCCTCCCAAAAAGGCGACAACGCCGTTTGTATTTCCGGCATTGCCGATGCTATAGCACTCAAAAGCCCATACCAAACAACCGCGTCAGCAATGACCTCCTCGCTTGACCCTGCATTGATTGCGCTCTTTTCGGGTTTACTGTTGCGCATTGTCAATATGATGTCGCGGGAGTGATAACGCTCGTCCGGCACGTTAATGTGGATGGCTATCACATCTTCAATTTTGTGGTAGTATGGCCTGATCTCAATAGTCGCGTCCGGCCTTATCTCGCTCGCCTTGGCCAGTGTCGGAACTACGACCGCCTTGACCTGCGCTATCCACTCTATTGATCTCCTACGCGCCTTGGTCTCGGCCATCTCTACTTCTGATTTGCCGTGCTTTATCATGCTCCGCAACAGGTCGGCCCTTTGCTCTAACTCGGTGATTTTTTTTGTCGTGTCCATTTTTTTACCGCCTTTCTTTAAAGTGGGGCCTTACGGCCCCTGGTTATAAGTTATCAGTTACCTTATCAATAATGTACTGGTGCATTTTCATGGCGTCTTCTGCTTCGTGCCATGTATTGTGTACCGTCAGCGTTTTTAATCCCTCTTGCGTAGTGACCATCACGCAATAGCTCGCTGATTTTTCGTCGTGTAATATCTCCCACTTCAAGTTCAGCTTCATTTTACTGCTCCTTTGTTTAGGTTTGTTGTTTTCGGGCTTCTCCGGCCCCTCTATATATAATATACGATATTTTATAGAAAAAAGCAAGATATTTTTTATTTTTTTTCTATTTTTTTTCTAAATACATAAAAAAAGACCGCTTTTTTCCGGTTTTTACCCCCTGCAACTCCGCGACGATGGCGGCATGGCGGTAATTGGCGGCTTTTTGGGCTTCCGTAAAAACGGCGAATCCGCTTCAATTTGGCGGTTTTTCGGCGCACATAAAAAGCCGCCTCCCCCAACTCCGCGAGGGCTGCCGTCTGCGGGGGAATCGTGCCTTTTGGAAAAAAGATAGAAAAACTTGCTATTTTCGGAAAATTGTAGTATATTTATAGATATGGACAATAACGATATATTTATCCAAATCTGTAAACGTCTTAATATGTCAGGCCGAGCCATTGCCGCCGAATTAGGTATAACTGACCGTACTGTGTCTGACTATATGACGCGCCGCAGAATGCCTACATCGCGTACTATGGACCGCCTAAATGCGTTTTTGGCCAAACGCGAGGTAGTTGACGCCGTGCGCTCAGAAAAGGAGGCGCATTTGTTATTTTTGTATCGTGAATTACCTCCCGAAGATCAATCCACAGCCGAAAATGTTTTATCGGCGCTTTACACTAAATCGACCGCAGCGCCCCAGCCGCCTCCTCAACAGATTTAGCCACCACGCCCACGCCGCCAAAGTTATTCACCATATTGATAAAGGCGGTTTGCTCCCGCGTTGGCCGGCCACGATCAGACTTAACTTCAATCGCGACAAATACCCCTATATCCTTGCCTACCATTTCCGGCGTAACCTTTACCCGCTGGATGCCTATCAGGTCGCTCGCGCCCTCGCATAATCCAAAGGTTACGCGCCGGGCGTTGGCAAGCATTGCCGCGCCGCCCGTATAATCTATAACAGTACCCATAAATCCGTTACCAGCGGCGTTGCGGAATAGCCTAATATCCCTGCGGCTCCCGAGCGCAGACAGTATTTCCGCTTGTATTTTTTTCTCGGAATTCATAGGTTGTAGGCTTTCCGTATTCGTGCGTTTAAGACGTGCTGCGCCCATTGGATAGGCCGCTTATAGCCTCTCTTTATACCCAACTGTATCAATTCTTGTAAATCATGCGCGTTTTTACGCTCATAAATGCGCTTGGCTTTTATCTCGGACAGTTGCAAGGCTTTCAGTTCGCCTTGTTTTTGTTCGATCTCCCGGCGCGTCATCTCCGGCGCGGCCCCGCATTGAGGGCAAGCCGACAGACGCGACGGAAACACCGCAAAGCAACTTTTGCAACGTTTAACGGTCGGTATGATCTCTTTATTTCGGGCCTTTTTGGGCGCACCCTCTAAGCTCCAATCGGTAATCTGTTCTATTGCGCCGTGCCGGAACACGTTACTAACGTGATCAATTATATGGGCGTGTACCTTGCCCGGCGCTGTACGTATGGCCCTACCGGCTTGCTGAATCCATACACTTAGCGACTGTGTCGGGCGTAACATGATCGCCGCTTCGACTGCCGGCAGGTCAAAGCCCTCTGAAATCAACTCGCACGACGTTAATATCAATATCTTTCCTGCCGCTAAATCGTCAATCCGTTGTTTACGATCAGCGTCATTGAGATCGCCATCTATGGACGCGGCAGGAATACCAGCCGCCGTAAAATCTTCGGCTACGTGGTCAGCGTGCCGGCAGGAGGTACAAAAGACAACGGCCCGAGCGCCAGGACAAATACGTTTATAGTGATTGATCGCGTCGCCGGTAATATGCGGTTTATCCATACGGCGGTCGATTTCGGTCATTTGATAATCGCCCATACGGGTCTTTACGTCATCAAATTGGGCGATTTGCGGCGGCGCGTAGTACATCGGCTTCGCCAGGCGGCCCCGCTTAATCAAATCTTCCGCAGTCGCGCCGATTATCATGGTATCAAATATAGATATAAGGCCCTCCCCGTTGGCTCGCCAGGGTGTAGCCGTAACACCCAATAGCCGCGACTTTTCAAAGGCTTTGATGGTGTTTTTCCATATATTGGCGACCGCGTGATGGGCCTCGTCAATTACTATTATTTCCGGCGCGTCCGTGTAATCTAACCGCCGTACAAGGGTATGGATTGACGCTACCTGTACCGGCTCTTTAGCGTTGTCTGGCAAGCCCGACGCAATAACGCCAAACGGGACATCAAAACGCGCCAACGTAGCGCACGTTTGCCGCAATAGCTCCTGCCGATGAACGCATATTATTGTCCGGTTGCCTTTTAATCGGGCGCGAGCGGCTACGTGAGCGAACACTACCGTTTTGCCAAAACCGCACGGCGCGACAAGCAGCGGCGACTTATAGCCTTGCCGGTAGGCGTTAAGGATATTATCAACAGCAATTTTCTGATCGTCGTATAGCTCTATCATTTGGCCTCTTTTTGCGCTTTGGTACAAGTACAAATTCTTACTTTATCGCCGGGATGGTGCCCACATCGGCAATCTGTGGCCGTTCTCGGCACGTAGTAATCGCAATCATCCCACTGCGTAGCCGTGCAAAGGTAATAGTTTTTGTGGGCGTGTTGGCAACAGTTCATAATAATTTATCCCTTTCTTTAATTATATCTTCAGACAAACAATCAACCAAATCCATAACATACTCCGCAAAATCTTTTATATGTTTTACTTGTTGGCGTATATCGCGAAGCCTATTTTTGATTTTTCTACGTTCATCCCTCGTCATTTTTGGGTATCCTCCGTATTATTAGGTGAATTTTCCGCTTTGCGCTCCATTGCCAGTGCTTCGCGTATCATAAATGTCCCCCATAGGGCGTTGTCATAGGCTTCCGTAAAGGCCTCCCAGTTAAGTCTTATTGTATAACGGGTATGGTTTGGCCCAACCTCGCGCACCCCTACGCAATAATATTCGGGATTCTCAAAGGTTATGACAATCTTATCGCCGCCATCTATGGCGCTGCCGTCATCGTTCTTGCTACGTTCCTCAAAGTCTACGTGCATTTTTCAGCCCTCGCTATCTTATCAAGTTCACGCCTCTCGCGACGACCCGCTAACACAATATCCCTATGAGCGGCATTAAGCGCCGTCTGTATTACTTTCAAGTCATTTACTATTTCGGGCCAACGAGGTCTGCGCTCTATGCTATTCCATGCTCTACTTACATCATTTATAGCCGCTTGTACGTAGCCCAATGCTTCATACATTTCTTTTAGCTCTTTTTCGTTGCTCATTTGACCACCCCCGCCAGTAAAATGATTAATAAGAGCGCCGCCCCGATCATCATTAAGGCGCTCTCGGTTGTCCACTCCTGACGGGTAACGATAGGCTTCCTACGTCCGGGTATTCGTTTCATTTTTATTTTTATCCTCCATTATATTGTGATCGCAATACTGACAGCACGTCTCACCATTATCAATATCGATAAAGTTTCCGCACTTGGGACAGTTATAACCCTCACCGCATTGATCCTCGTCATCATCATCGTCCTCATCATCTACGCCGTCATAGCCGCAATCAGGGCAAAAGTCATTGTCTATGAGTATGCTACCGCATACAGGACATTGGATTAATAGATCATCAAGCCTTTTAAACATTTATACCTCCCAACTCTCTTTTTTGAGCGACATACCGTTGGCCGCAAGTACCGCTCTTATGTGCCGTTGGGTAGTTACGCCAACACCTTTAATACATTGCACGTCGTAGTCCGTTAGGTTTATTAAATCGCCGACAGTCTTTATTCCTGCCGAGAATAATACTTTTACCGTCCTCGTATTAAGGGCGGTATAAATGAGCCTCGTGTCTATGTTATACATCATATACCTCCTCCTCGTCAAAATCGTGAACGCCAGTATAACCGCAACGCCAGCAACGCCAATCGTCCTCGGTCATTTCAAAAATGGTACCGCACTCCGGACAAATGATAGTAAACATATAACGCCTCCTCTTATGTTTTAGTAAAAATCCTTAAAAGATGTCCCAAGTTCCACGTGCGCCCTCATTTTCGCCGGACGCGACCACATACAAATAAACCTGCGCCAATCTTTGTGACTGTAGCCCCTGCCGAGGCTCTTATTGTCTTTACCGCGATATAGCATTGCAAACGGGTACGCCCCAGCGTCATATATGGCACGTAACCGTATTTCATCTTTATCCATATTTTCGCCCATTGAAAGTACGTAACAATGGATATGCTCGCGGGTATAACCCGCCTTAGTCAACAATTCTATGGCTTTAAGTGTGGCCGGCAGTGCGCTATCCGTATCGCAAGCAAGCCACAGCCTATATATGTTTAAGCTCTTGATATTGTCTATAAAATGATCATCTATTAGCCTACATTCTAATCCACCCATGAACATTACTTTTTTTTGTGTACGCAACATATCAAATACCTTGTTTTTGTGTTCCCGTGAACATTGCAGGAAGTTATTATCCTGAATAATGTTTCCGGGCATTATAGGCAGTTCTATCAGCTTGCCCTCTTGCTTCGGAACGAAACACCATGAGCAATTATTATTACACCCTCGCGAGGTAAAAACCACTCCTTGCTTTACATATAATCCCGGTATAAAGTCATTGCTTGGCGAGCCATAAGCAGGGCCGCCGATAAGTACCGGCTTGTCCGTATAGCTCTCCCATTGATATTTTAACCACTCCGACTGCTTCATATCCCACGAAAAAGTACAAGATATATGTACCTCATCATGCTCCGGCACAAATAACCCTGGCGGCTCATTGATGATCACCATATCGTCGTCCGGTGTGTATGATGTTCGGCGCGGAAATATGCGCAATATCTTTTTCATTCCTCTGCCAGCTTTCCTATAAAATCAGGATGCCCGATTTTACACCATTTATACGACAGTGTATACTTGCAACCGATTATTGTACATGGCCCCCACCCTTTTTTTTCTCTATGCACGAGCGGGCTATAATTGACGCACCGCTTTTTCATCTCGTGAGAATCCTTTACCCTGCAAAAATAGCAATTACGGGTCGAGTCGTATTTTCTAAAATCGCGTTTCTTTTTCATCATATTACCCTATCTCTATCATAATTATAATCATACTCATCACACCAATTTTCAGCGGGTGATTCTCTAATCTTAGCGGGTAATAACCCTTTACGCTTGCAAAGGGTAATCCCATAACTGCGTTTTGGTGTTACAAGCGACACAGTAAAGCGACAGTGTTTGCAGTCAAAACAGTCCGGGCATTCCATATTCAAAGTCCTTTCTATAAGTAGGCGCAACCCCGTTTCTCCCCGTTTGTCTACCGTTTCGACACGGGGCCGCGCCATCCAAAGATTAAAACACTTGTCCGCTACGACCACCCGCAACAACGGTGGGCTTCGGGTCTAATCCGTTGAACAAGTACGCCCAATCGTCATTCTTCTCGTGCTTTTCACGCTCTCCCCAGTGTTTCGGGCAATTCAGTCCTTTCATTGCCTCTACCAAGGTTTGCTTGATCGCTTTGTCTATCTCGAAGCTCAATAATGGGTTCTTTAACTTCAAAATTACTTGGCACCCATCGCTCGTATCTTGCCACGTGAAATACACATCAAAGGTAAACGGTTTCACGACATCAATGTCGGAATTAATTACCGGGATCGTGATCGTGAGCTTTTCGGGAATGTCAAAATCTGACTCCCCGCCTTTTTCGCGGACAATCGAGTGGTTAAAATTGCCCTTGTTGTCCAATTCGCGCTTTACGGTCGTAATTTTGGACGCGCTAAAATTCCTAACATACGAATATAGCGCGAGGCCGGCATCATCCAAAAACGGGCGCAACGTGAACAAAAACTCCTCAAATTTAGTCAGTGAAAAAGCATATCCCTCTGACTTTTTGAGTAACGATACTAATTCGTGTTCGACTATCTCGCAAACAGCCTCCGGTTCGGTGTAGCGGTCGGGCGTGGCCAGCCCCATGATAGCGGAGGTGGCCGAAAAGAATACTTTCTTGCCCTCCTCGCCAACCTCCTTGCAATACGTCGTAAATGCCCCAATATCGTCCGTGTTGAACGTATACGAGGTGTGGTCAGCTAACTTCACAACATCCTTGCCGATGTTCACCTTGACCAGCCCGTCTATCATTGACGGGCTGGTGGTTACGGTCAGGTTATCCATTGCTTACTTCCTCCTTTTGTGTTTTGGTTGGCGGTTCATCGTCAAAATATAACGATTCCTGCAAAAAGCCTACGTCTCTCGGTGCCGTCGCTATGATTACGCCCTTATCATAGCAAGCGTCATATTGGATTGAGGTACGCTTCGGGAGCTTCGTTGTCAGGTCGTACATCACTTTCCCGATATTTTGCTCCTGCGGCGGGATTACCGTTATATTCATGGTAATCGTTACCGGTTGACTCCGCTCACACGCTATTTGAGCGGCTTTTTCGTATTCGGCTTGTAACTCTATTCCCAGCTTACCGTAGCCGATGTCCAGAAAGCTGCCCCTTCTTTTTAAATTTGGGTCCATAAAACCTCCTTTTAAAGTTTAACAGATATAGACTTCTGCGCCCGTTTCCTTTTTTACCGCCGCTCTCATGCGCTCAGCGGTACTATTCCTGTCGCTCATGTGTAACAAGTATATTTGGCGCAGTTTTGACCAGTCGTTTGCGCCCAAAAACTTCAATAGCGTATTGAGGCTCATGTGGTTTTTCATCAGCCTCGGAAGCATTTCGGGCGGTAAATCCCCCCTTTTTATCGCCGCCTTAATGCTTTCTGTGTCGTGATTGCATTCGGCCATAAGGTGCGTAACGCCCGAAAATCCGTAACGCACGTAGCCTGTATCAACAAAAAACAGTAGCTTTTCACCTGTCGCTGTCGATTCCAGTACAAAACCCAGCGGTTCCGGCGCGTCATGGGCGACATCAAACGGCATAACCCGGAACGATCCCACTGTAAAGTAGGCAAACTTCTCAGCTACGTGCGCCCGGTGGCCCGACAATTTCAGCGCGTCAAACGTACCCTTGCTGGCGTAACAATCCACCCCCTTAGCTATTAAATCCTTTACGGCCATGCAATGATCCTTGTGGGCGTGGCTGACCAGGCAAGCGTCCAGCGTACTCACCGTATAGTTACAACCGCGCTGTATCTCGCGCAAAGGTATACCCGCATCTATTAGGATACGGGTTTTACCGTCCGTGACGATATAGGCGTTGCCGTCGCTGCCGGAAGCAAGGGTTGTGATCTCCATCAGAACGGGTCGGCTCCTGTCTCGTCCGTTGGCGGCGGCAGCTGGGGCGACGGGGCCACAGTTTCAATCGCCACGGTATTGGCGTTTTCTTCGATCACGTTTTCGGCTTCAAGCTCGGCGTAGTGGAGATCACGCGCTATCGCCGCCTGATAGTTATCGTCTACCTTTTGCGGGTCAATCGGCAAGTATTTCGCTGAAAAGACTTCCCGTTTGATGGTTTTTACGCACATCTCCTCCAGCCACCCCTCAACTTTCACCTCCTCCTCGTTATAAACTTTCTTCTCTTTGTCCCACGTCCTTTTTATTTTCGTGCCGCCCCAAAACTCAGCCGAGGCGTGTTTGGGCTTCCGCTTCATGATGTCGGCCATCGTCATAATGACGAGCTTGTTACGCGCCGGGTCGTCAAATTCTATGTACCCGAAGCCTCCCCTCAACTCACCACGGTCAAACGGTTTTTCAACCGAATACTCGTAACTTTCTACCGGGTTGTCTTTAGATTTCTTCACCGGGATAAAAACATCGTTAGAGTAAACAAGCTCTACCGTTACATTTTTAGGTTTGTGAACGGCATACTTCTCGGCAATAATCTGAATCCCCACGTAACCCTTTTGGAGATTAACGTCGTACACCCCCGTATCCCTATTGATGTAGGGAACGGGGAATAGGTGGTTCGGGATCGTCATATCCAAGCCAAGTTTGGCATTGATCACAATGTCCTTAGCAAGGTCGGGGAGGTTCACGTTCTTCCAAACTGCCTCAATATTGTTATCCCACTTATGATCGGAATTGTTTTTGTTCTTGGCGATCCGGTTCTCCTCCGCGACTTTCAGGGCACGGTCAATGTAAATGAAATAGCCCTGCACCAAGCCCTTTTGTCGGTCGGTCAACTCTACGCTGTTGCCAAACTCCTTAATAACAGCGTTGGTAAACCGCTGGCTTTCATTCAACACCTGCGGCGTTTTAAAGCCCGTAGATGTCTGCTGTACTGCTGTTGTGTTATTCACGGTACTGCCTCCTTTTGTTATGGTTTTATTAGCGTCTATTTGCGCGTCTACATTAAGGCAACAATTAAGTTGTCCCCAATATTTACAGTATCTTGAGTAATCGGCGAGTTCGCCAAAATATCTACATGTTCGTTGCTTGTTACCCTCTATACATGGCATAGCCGTACACTGATACCTGCCATTTGGCAGAATCACACCATTTGGTTTACAATAGTTATTCTTCATTATATTCCACCCTTAATTTATCGTCCGTAGTAGTAACAACAAGCCTTATTAACTGCGCGTCTACGTCCGTCCAGTCGCTCACCGCCTCGGCGTTGTCGCAAACGATGGGCAAGGACGTTCTGTAGTGTTGCGACAGCACCTTTATTATCTCCAGCCCGGCGTTTATTTTGGCCCCGGTGTTGGCTCCCTCGCCCCATGGGACAAACGCCCCGCCTTGGCCCGGCACCAATACCTCGCAATCGTCGGTCAACCCGCCGTTATTTTGCTCCTTAAACAGCCGGAAACGTACCCGCGTAAACTTCTTATTGATCGAATCCGTCAACATCGACACTTTCGCCCTAACAAACACTTCACATAGGTACAAGCCCCGTTCAGTCCGCTCGTAATCTTCTGATAACCTCTTTTCCTGCTTGGATAGTTCGTTTATCCTATCTTGCAGTTTCGCGCTTTGCTCGGTGTTCGCTTTTACCTGCTGGATGGCTTCAAGTTCGTCTGTGAGCTTCTTGATCACCGCTTCCTGCGCGTCTATAGCCGCCGATGCCTCAACATTGACTTTCGCCGTTAAGGTGTTGCGGTCCAGTCGCGCCTTTCCGAGCTTCGCCAACAGCGCCTTGTATTCGTCAGTTTCGGAATAGTCTGTTTTCCGTGGCGTTTTAATCCTGTCTAACTCGCTCCGCGTGGCCGCCGCCTTAGCTTCTAATTCTGCGGCGGCCACGTCAAGTTCGGCGATATTCTTCTGTATCTCCGCAATCGCCGCTTCTTTGGCGGCGATTGCGTCCTTGCCCACCTTCCTGCCCTCGGCGGTTAGTTCTTCGAGCCTACCGCTGCGCTTCGTATTAAATTCTTCGCGCATCTTCTCTATGTCTTTTTCCGGCAACTTCCGGTTGCAGGTCGGGCACGTCTCGTTGGCGCTATCCCATACTTGGGCCGATACCTCATTGTGTTTTTTCAACAACTGCGCCCGGTGTGTTTTTGTTGCTTCTAAATCGCCCCGCATTCCGGCCAACACGCGCCGTTTATCGTCGGCCTCGTGCTTCTTTTCCAGCCCGTCTAATTTCAGCGCCCCGACCCTCGTATGTACGTCGTTTATTTGCGCATTATAGGCCGTCTGCGTTGCGTTTTCCTTTTCCGCGTGTTTCGCCCTGCCCTCGGCCATCTGCGCTTCAATATTCGCTATTTCCGTGCGAATTGCGGCATCTGCCTCGTCATTGCTTGCCGGTGTCTTTATCTCTGCAAGCTTCTTATTTGCTTCGGCTATTTCTGCGGCCTTTTCGGTGATTTGCCTGTCAATATCCGCTGCCGGCAAAACCACCTGCGGTATGGCCAGCGTCGCCTCGTCTATTCGCGCCGGTATAGCTTGCAGTTCGCGGTTTATCTCCGCTTTTCGGGCCGCCGCGATCTTGCGGTAATCGTCCACGGTGTATAAATCGCCCGACGTGCCGGGCTTCCGCAATATCTCCGACAAATCGGCTATCTGCGGCGTTGCGTCTATAACATCCTTATCCGTAATGTTACCGCAAACTTCCAATAACGTGCTGCGCCGTGCGTCTTTGGACAGCGCCTCGGCAAAGTACCAGGGCTGTGTCAGCACTTTGGCCATGTCCGGTGGGCAAATCTCGACAACCCGATTCTTGTATTCCTTTTCGGTTATCGGCACCCCGTCTACAAAATGATCCGTAGTATGGCCGTCAAATTCTTCGTTGTTGGTGCCCCGTTTTTTGTGGTAAACCTCGTGGTATACCCTCTTTAATGTCAGTACCGTGCCGCCGTCAAGCTCAATCACCATTTCGGCGGTGTGGTCTAAATTGTGGATATGCCCGTTATCGCCGTAGGTTTTCGGGCTGTAGTTCGCCGCTCCGTTTGCCGGTTTATCGTACAACAGCCACGCTATAGCGTTGGCTATCGTGCTTTTTCCGGTGCCGTTGCGCCCGTAAATGCTTGTGTTCAATCCCCCAAAATCAATATTTTGGGACGATATGCCCTGGAAGTTCGTCAACTTCAAGCTAATGATCTTGGCCATCTTTAGCTTCTCCTTTTTTGTTATAGTTTATCTCAATGGTGGACAAGGGTAAAAGCGAGCGCCAGCTGTACTCACTTTTGGGGCCTGTTCCATCCCTAATCTATCACGCATAAAGTAACCAGCCTTTCGTGCGTCACCCTGCGTCGGGTTTTGCATACCGCAATCTTTCAAAATCACCGTACACGTTTTACGTTCCCACATACTAATATCCATAGTGGTACACCAGTCTAATTTATTAGCAAGTAAATCTTCAACCGGCGAAGCCGCCATAAATGATTTATTATTAATAGCAAGTTCAGCCTCCTCCTCGCCGGTCAAATACCACTTCATACCTTGTTGCAAGAAATAATAGGCCTCTGCCCAAACCTGTTGCATATTTATATGCGATATGTCTTTGAATTTCAAAACCGGCAAAAACCAAAACCGGCTATTACCCGTGACATCTGTCAGCACGTCCATTTGATTTACCGATCCGGCGTAGGCCGTCCGGCCCCAAATCATTTCTGCGGCCTTTGCGTAGGGCCTCCTAACCGTGTTTACCGGGTTCGTCAAAAAAGCCTTTAGCGCCGGTAGTGATCGTCTTTCGTGCAGAGTATTTTCAAACTCCGCGAGTTCGACAATCCAAAATGATTGCGTATTCATAATGCTATCTTTATTACCAGGGTCAAGGGTCAACCCCTCTCCGAACCATCTACGATCACCGCCCCAATCAGCACCGCAAAGATTGCGCAAAAAGGTTGTTTTTCCTATGCCCTGCGCACCTTGCAATACCAACACGCCACGCGCCCTAAAGTCATCCGCATCTTCACGTAACGCCGCCGCGCAAGCGCTCAACAGCCATTTGAACATTACCGTTTCCTGAAAATCTAACGTTATAATGTTATAATCGCAAACAGCCGAATGAATCCACTCCTGAATTAGATTTCCACGCTCCCATCCATGTCCTTTTATCCAATCTCCTACTGGATTTTTCTTGTTTTTTTCTGCCATTGCGTCTAAATACGTACCTATATCATACCTCGGAAAATTATTCAAACTGCATACACTCTTTACCCGCGCATAAAAACTATTCAAAACATTCATATCGCCTAAACTGCATTCCTGCCGATTTGTCATTTCATTCGTCCATATTGCAAGCCTATAGTGTTTCATAATCGCTTCAAAATTTTCTATCGTACCCTCCACTTTGCCCTTATCATCGGCGGCAAGCGTTCCCTCCGGTATTTTCTCGGTAAATATCGGTTGATAGACTACCGCCGTTTCGGTAGACTGACCGTTATTTATAAATTCCGATAGCTTCTCCGGCCCCCAGCCGTCAGCTACGGCATCCGCGCAATCCCAATGGTCGGGATATTTCCTCGTGTCGAAATTCAACACCCTGCCGCCGTATTTTTTGGCAAGCCCCAACATAACGTTCTTGCAACTGCTGTTATAATCGTTGTCCGGCCACCACGTTATTGCCCGATCCTTTAGCGGCGAAAAGTCCGTTTTAGCCGCGCCGTTGTCCCCTCCGCTCCAAGTTATAACCACATAACCGGGTATCTTGTCTTTTACCGCGTCTACGCATTTTTCACCGCTGACGACCAATACCGGGTCATTTTTACGCTGGGCCAGCGCCTCAAGTCCGTATAACGGTCGCTTGTCCGGTATGTCCTTTATGCGCCAAACCAGCTTGCCCGACTTGTCGCGCCAGCACGTCAAAGGCCGAAATTCTTTTTTAGTCAGCCCGTTCCCCGCATCAAAGCGGTAGATAAACCGCAAAACTACGCCGTTTGCGTCCGTGTACGTATGGACCATAGACGGTTTGTAATACTTGCCGTTGTCAAATTTTATCACTTTAAATTCGGGCGGCGCGTCCTCCGGCACTGGCAAGCATATTGTATATTCGTTGTCCGCTGCCGGCACGGTCTTTGTCCTGCCGTTTACCGCAATAGGCGGTTCGCCGAATAATGCCCTTGCCGCCTGATTCTGTTTTACGTCGTTCAGATATGCGTACAAACTTATTAGATCGCTGCCCTTATCTCCCGTAGCCCCGTCCATCCAACGGCCATGCTTCCGGTTTATCGTAAAACTGCCCAGCGTCTTATCTTCCCGCTTCGGGTTGTACGCAAGATATTCGTTTCCCTGTACTTTACCGCCCGGCAGCCACTCCCTCAAATATCTGTCTACATCGTGTAATAGCATCTTATTTATGGTGTCATAATCTATCGTCATTGCTAAACTCCTGGATAAAAAAAGCCCCCAACCCGGTCAAACTCATTTTGGCAGGCCGCGACGCGCTATCAAAAAGGTTAAAAGCTCCGGTATCAGGGGCGTGTTTTGTACGTGGCATATTCATAACTTTCAACCTTTTTTGTAAAGATGTTACGCGTCGCTTTTAAAAATATAACACAATTTTTATCAAAATGCGAGCCATCAATTTTTCTATTTTGGCAAATTTTCCGTTTTGGTAAATTTTCCATTTTGGAAGATTTAAGAGCGGTATTTACAGCGTCTAAGGCCGCTGGCCGGGCCTTAGAATTCATCAACGCGCGGGTACTATATAGGAGCTTGATGATAAACGTTACCATCTATACATATTGATCCTCAATTTTTGGCGTTGCCATCTATATATTATTGATCGCTCTCTAAGCGCGGTTACTATATGCCGCTATTTGATTACCTAAAAATTTATAAGCTCACTACAAAAAAATCTGCATTTTATTGGCTTTTTTGACCATATAGTTATCTTAGTTATCTTAGTGACCATAGATTATAAAAAATATATGTGGTTTATATGTATATGCTTTATACGTATATGTGTATGGCGATTGGTGAAAAGTTTTGGGAGATGGGTCACTACGGTCACCGCTTTTCCCTAACTCAATGATTTTGAATAATTTACGCTCCTGTACCATAAATCACCGCTCGAACATGGTCACCTTGCCCTCCCTCCTCTTAGGTACTTCCGCGAAAAAAAGAGTTGCGGGGCAAAATGACGCGCCCTTTCTACCGATCTATAAGCAATTTTCGAGGGTTTACCGCCTAAAAACGCCGTTTTTTCAAATCTTCCAAATTGGAAAAATTGATTTTTAACACATTACTAACCAATGGCATTATATTTCGTAGCATGGATAACCTACTAAACAGCACCGATATGGCCGCGCAACTTGGCATGACCAAACAGAGTTTCGGAGATGGTGTGAGGTCAGGCCGCTTCACGCCAGCCGGACGCGGTAAATTTGGCCATCCTCTTTTTGACCCTTCTGCGGTTAGGCAGCAATACAACGCAACGCGGGGCTCAGCGGAACTGCAAGATCACGCTCGCGCCTTGCCGGCAGCAATGCGCGGCGGTCGTCCGGCCAACAGAAAACCACAAAGCGATAAGGACGAGGATGAAAATACCAAAAGAATAAACGAGGATACGCAGAAGATAATAAAGATAAAAGCCGCCAAAGAGCTTGCCCAAACGAAGCTCGCTGACCTAAAATACAAGATAGAATCCGGGCTATATATGGAGAAGTTAGAAGCAAAGAAGCAAGGGGTAGAACTCGGAGAAATGGTGATGGGCATCTTGCGGTCGTGGCCGTCGCGGCTGGCTCCGGAGCTTGCCGCAATGCGCGACAAGGACGAACACGACTTTTTATTGCGATTGGAAAAAGAGGTTAACACACTCATAATATCGATCCGGCAAAAGGCCGGGTACGACGAAAGGGGCCAAGATGGTTAGCGCATTAAAAGAAGAAATACAGAAGGCTGGATTGTTTTACAAAGAGGTCGGGGATCGTACAGGTTATAGCGCGAACCACGTCAGCGTTGACGTATCACGGGTACGCTTAACCGCCGAAAAAGCTATTCGCTATGCAAGGGCGCTCAAGATCGATCCTGCCGTACTAAGGCCGGACATATTCAAACCTGGGGAGGTCACTTTTAGTGGCGACAAGTAATCCTTATGCTGACGGTTTTTTTGAGGTTTTGCGCCCGGAACCGTTGATAGATGTCCCGACATGGGCAGAGCGTTACCGCGTCCTGCCGGCGAGCGGGTCATCAAGTTCGGGGCCGTGGCGCAACGACCGGACACCGTACCTTATTGATGTTATGCGCGAGCTATCCCCGCAGAGTAAAACAAAAGAGATCGTGTTCATCAAGGGCAGTCAGATCGGGGCCACGGAGAGCGCCGTAAATTTTTTACTCTATCAAATGATGAATAAGCCCGGCAGCTTTCTGTACGTAATGCCCACCGAAAGCGACGCGATAAAGCTAAGCAAACAACGCCTCACGCCGTCAATTCAGGCAATTGATGGGTTGCGGTCCAAAATGCAGAAAAGAACCGGAAACTCGTTGACGGAGAAATCATATTACGGCGGGTTCGCTATCCTTAGCGGTTCAAATAGTCCGTCAGCGCTGGCTTCGCTGCCAATAGGTAACGCCGTCTGTGATGAAATAGATAGGTACGGAGTTATACTTGGGGAGGGCGATCCGCTCGAATTGGTACGGGCAAGGCTGGCCACGTTTCCCTATGCCAAACTGTTTTGTTTGTCCACGCCCACACTTGAAGAAACATCAAATATATGGAGGCTATATCAAAACAGCGATCAACGTGTCTATCATATACAGTGCCCTTTTTGCAATAAAGTATCTGATAATGATGGATATTTCGAGATAAAATTTGAGCAATTACAATGGACGAAAGGCAAGTATGACGACGTGCGCCTGCACTGCCCGTATTGCTCGGAGGGCATACCCGAATATATGAAAACCGATATGTTAGCCGGTGGTAAATGGGTGCCGCAGAATCCGGGACATCCACGGGTAGGCTTTTCATTAAGCTCGCTTTATTCGCCTATAGGGTGGCTATCATGGAAAACAATAGCGCGTAAATTTGATGAGGCTGGCAACGATCCCGAAAGACAGCAGACATTTACAAACACTATCTTAGGGTTGCCTTGGAAAGAAACGGGTGAATCTGTAGCGCAGGAATATTTGGCCCGGCGTGTCGAGAAGTACAACGCGCAGGTGCCTAATGAAGTGTTGCAGTTGACAATGTCGGTGGACGTACAGAAAACGCGCCTTGAATACGAGGTATGCGGTTGGGCGCGGGGCGAGGAATGTTGGGGGATTGAGTACGGACGCATTGAGGGGCCGACAACCGAATTGGACAGCGGCGATCTTGAATTCCCATCAGTATGGAAACGCCTTGATGAAATTCGGCGTAAAGATTTCACCCGCGAGGATGGGTATGTTATGCGTATATCCTGCGTCATGATAGACAGCGGCGGTATAGATACTACCACTGACACCGTATACACATATACGTTGCCGCGAGAAGGTCAGCGGGTATTTGCGATAAAGGGCAGCAGTCAAAAGGATAAACCGATATTTAATAAGTATACACGGACAGCGCGTAACCGGTGCGCGTTGTTTAGCGTTGGCGTGGACAAGGCTAAAGAATTGATCTATGCACGGTTGAAAATAAATGATTTGGGGCCGGGCTACTGTCATTTTCCTGATGATCCTATTGCCACTGGGTATAATTCGGCCTACTATGCTGGCCTGATATGCGAGCGTAGGATGTCGAAGTTTCAAAATGGCTACCGAAAACTGTTTTGGTGGAAGCCAAAGGAGGCCCGAAACGAACCGCTTGACCTTAGAGTATACAATCTAAACGCAATCCGTTACCTGAATCCAAATTGGGACGTGCTTGAAAAACGGTATCTAAAACCCAAGAAGATAGATGGGACGGCGGCAACACCTAAGAAAAGGGCATATACGTATAATCTGCATGAGGGTATAGAAATCTGAAAACATTACAATATACTATACAGTGTAACGTGGCTGAAAAAATATGACGTAAAATAAAAATACCAGACTTATATTGTCTACAAGGTGGAGTCCGGTCGAGCTATAAACGTTCGTGGCGCATGGTGACTTGGCCTCCATGCGTTACTCCACCGTAATAACGGAGATACTATGACAAACGCCGAAAGACTCACCGAAGCGAAGGAGATGCGGAAGCTGGTAATCGAAGCCATAACCGCATTGACGAAACGCGGGGCAAAGTCGTGGAATATCGGGGGCCAAACATACACAAGTATGGACGTAAAAGAATTAATGGAATTGTTGAAATACTGGGATAGTATTATAGCAAATTTAACCGGAGGGCGGCGTGTTGTTCGCCGCGTGTTGCCGATTGATGACTGAAACTATGGCTGATGTACCTAAGACCGCATCTACAAATACCGTGTCGCCCAACCGCGCAACACGGCGCTATAATGCTATGACATCCAATCCGTATATGGGTGCCAGCGATAAACGTTCGCTCGTAGGATGGAATACATTTTTTGGGGATGCCGACGCTGAAACGTTGCTGTCATTGCAGACGCTTAGAGATCGTTCCCGCGATCTTTGCCGTAATGCTCCAGCCGCAATCGGGGCAATAGAGAAGTTAGTGGCCGGTGTCATAGGTTCGGGGTTACGGTTGCAAGCCTCCATTGATCGTCAATATCTTGGATTGTCCGAGGAGGCCGCCCAAGCCTGGCAGGAAAAAGCGCAATACGAATTTCGTATTTGGGCCGAAAGTAAAGACTGCGACTATATGCGGCAGTTGAATTTCGTAGGATTACAGCGCCTCGCGTTCCGTTCTAAATTGACCAGCGGCGATTGTTTTGTCCTGCTGCCCTACAAGAAAAATGAGCCGATGCCGTATAATTTGCGTGTTCAACTTATTGAAGCTGAACGTGTGGTAAATGATAGAGACTTGCCCGATACCGCCGAGATTGCCGGAGGGATTGAGCGGACGACTACCGGAATACCCACAGCCATCTTTGTGCGGACACCTCACCCAGGGGCTTCGTTTTTTTCACATAACAAGATTACTCCGGTGTGGAAACGTATTATGATATATGGTAATAAGACTGGTCGCCGTAACGTTTTACATCTTATAGATGTTGCGAGGATCGGGCAAACTCGCGGCGTTCCTATTCTCGCGCCGGTCATAGATACCCTGCGCCAAATATCAAAATACTCTGAAGCTGAATTATCTGCGGCCCTTGTAAATGCAATGCTGGCTGTTTATATTGAACGCCCGACCGATGATCCGGCTAATGGTATACAACCGTGGGATGAGGATGAGAAAGGAACGCCTCCCTGGGAACGTGAAGATAATTATAGATTGGGCACGGGTACGTGGATAAATGGAGCACCGGGCGAAAAGTTACAAGTGGTAAACGCTAACCGTCCGAGCGATCATTTTGATCCGTTCTTTTTGGCGTGTATAAAACAGATCGGGATGGCGTTAGGCATCCCATTTGAGGTATTGATTAGCCATTTCAGTTCATCATATTCGGCGAGTCGGGCCGCGCTGTTAGAGTTCTACGATACGGTTTTGCGGATGCGTGATGACTTCGCTGATAATTTCAATCAGCCGATATATGAGGAGTTCCTTGCCGAGGCCATTATGCTTGGCCGGTTACGTGCGCCGGGATTCTTTACAGATCCTAAGGTTCGGCTGGCCTATAGCGGGGCCTACTGGGTCGGAGATTCACAAAAGCAGATTGATGAGGTCAAAGAGGCTACAGCCGCTAACATTAGGATTAAGGGATTTACATCATCATTACAAATAGAGTGTAGTAAGCGCGGGTTAGACTACAAAGATATATTAGAACAACGGTCAAAAGAAAAAAAACTTGCCGAAGAATTAGGCCTGTTGCCTGAATATGAAGCCGGTTTTGGCTTGGTAAGCAACACGCATTTGGCAAATATAGGAGGCAATGATGATAAAGAAGCTGCCTAATAAAGTGTTGAACACGATATTTACGGGTAAATGGGCTATAGAGTTAAATCATTTGGATATGATAATCGGAATAGCCAGCCGCGAAATATCAGATATGCAAGCGGTTCTCGCAACGCCGTTGGAACGGCGCAATAGCGGTTCTTTGGAAATGCGCGGCGATGTTGCGGTTATAAATGTCTTCGGCCCAATATTTCCCCGTGCAGATATGTTTACAGATATATCCGGCGCGACTTCCGTGGACACGTTGTCGCTACGTTTCGGCGAGGCGCTTAATGCGTCTGACATCAAAGCGATAGTTTTGAATATAGATAGTCCTGGCGGTAACATTGTAGGCGTGAACGAATTCTCCAAATTGATTTACGGGGCACGTGGCAAGAAGCCTATTATTGCATATACGGGCGGTTTATGCGCGTCGGCGGCATATTGGATCGCGTCGGCGGCAGATAAAATTGTTGTTGATGAAACGGCGTTTCTCGGTAGTATTGGCGTAGTGGCGGCGTGGACGGACGACAGCGAGGCCCGTAAAAAGGAGGGTGTGATTGACTATGAAGTAGTAAGTTCGCAGTCACCGGACAAGCGACAGGATTTAAACAGCGAGGAGGGCAGGGCAAAGCTACAAGCAGAGCTTGACGCGCTGGCTGATATATTTATCGATACAGTGGCACGTAATCGCGGAGCAAGAAGCACCACCGTACAAGAAAAGTACGGCAAGGGCGGTGTACTTGTTGGTGACGAGGCGATAAAGGTAGGTATGGCAGACAGCATTGGAAGCCTTGAAAATGTGATTGTAGGCCTTCAAAGTACGAATTTTATACCGAGTGAGGGTATGGCGGCAAGTGAAAATAAGATAACAATTAACCTTAAAAGTAAAGGAACCGAAATTATGGCGACCAAAGAAAAGGATGACGAGGAGAAGAAAAAGGCCTCATCAGAGGAGGACGATCAGGAAAAGGAAGACAAGGACGAGGATGAGGAGGCCTCAACATCAAAGCAGAAGTCCGCGCTTATGGCGAAGAATCAGGCGCTGTATAAGGCGATTTTGGCCGAAGGTGTACAGCAGGAACGGGCGCGAATCAAAGCTATAGACGAGGTTCGGGAATCTGTGGGATATTCTGACCTTGTGAAAAGCGCAATGTTTGACAAAACAATATCCGCTGCCGAGCTTGCGTTGCAAATCGTGAAAGCAGATAAAGAGGCTATAAAGAAAGCTGCAGAGGATCACGTCGAGGACGCGAAAGCGGTTGCCGATATTCCGGCGACCTGCGGCATAGATAACAGTAACGAAAATACCACCGCCGTATTGGACGCGATGGTGTCAGGAATAAAAGCCCGTGGGGGCAAGGAGGTCAATAATGTCTACTAAGCAAATAGGAATGAACACGATTGGAACGCTGGAGTTCCCGTCAATTCTTGCCGGCGACTTCCCGCGAGTAACTGCGGAGGGTGTGGCCGGAGCGACCGATATTGCGCTTGGCAGCGTAGTTAAAACTGACGGCAGCGTATTGTCGCTGGTTACGGCTCCGACCGATGAAATATATGGCGTGGCCGGTGAGGAAATAACTGCCGGCAGTGTCGGGACGGTGTGGCTGACGGGTGAGTATATCGGCCCCCGCTTAGTTTTTGGCGGCGATGAAGAATGGACGGCCTATGTTAATAGTGCCCGGACGAAATCGATCTTTATCAAAGATGCGCGTTTAGCGCCAAATCAATAAAGGAGGCATTACCATGGCAGACGGAATAATAAGTATCTACCAGCCGCAAATGATGATTCAGGCTTTGGAGAGGGTGGCAGTCCCGAAGCGTTTCTTTCATCAAACGTTCTTTCGCACTACCCGAACGCACGTGACGAATGACGTTAAATTTGACGTGCGTGTAAAAAAGCGCCGAATAGCTACGTTCACTAACCCAGTACAGGACGCAACGATGGTGGAGCGGGAAGGCTTTATCACTAAAGTAACGGCTCCGGCATATATCAAAGAGGGTACGGCGTTGCGTCCGCAGGAAGTTTTGACTCGCGGTTTCGGCGAAAACCCCTTTTCGGCGACCAGCCCAGCGCAAAGGGCGGCGCAGATGTTGGGCGAGGATTTGGCAATGCTTGACGAAAGGATTGTACGCCTTGAAGAATTGTTGTGTTCAAAGGCTATCCTTACTGGCAAAGTGGAAGCTAAGGGTAAAGGTATTGACGTGAAGGTGGATTTCGGCTATGTTGCCGGAGAACACTTAATCGACTTGACTGGCGGGTCCACTTGGGATAATGAGGATGCCGACCCTATGCGCGATCTCGATGAATGGCGTAGGAAGATTGTTCAGCGTTGCGGCATTGCGCCGAATATGTGCGTAGTCGGCAACCGTGCGGGTTGGGCGATCATAGACAATAAAAAGGTCAAAGAGTGCTTGAACATAATTAACTACCAAATGGGGCGCGTTGCTCCCATGAACCAAGCTCCGGCTGGCACTAGCTACTACGGCGATCTGATGTTACCGTCCGGTGTGGTCAGCCTTTATTGCTATGATGAGTGGTACACAGACCCGACTACCGGCGAGGACATTCCGTTGGTACCGGACAATGTTGTATTGCTGGGTAGTACAGAGGCACGTTGCGAATTCCATTACGGACTTATTCAAAACCTTAAATCCTTGCAACCGGCTTCGAGGTTTGCACTGTCGTGGGAAACGGACAATGGGTCAGCGCGGTTCCTACAGTTAGAATCGGCTCCTATGCCGAATCTGTTTGAGCCGGATGCGTTCCTTGTGGCGACGGTTTTGGACCCTGTCTAATTATAATCGGGCGGGGTAACCCGCCCACTTTGGAGGCAATATGCAGATAGTTATTATCAAAGGATCGGTGATCCACGATAAAGTTAAACGCGAGACTGGGGAGATATTAACGGTCAGCGACAAGTGTGGCAAAGCTATGGTTAAGCGCGGCCTTGCCAAGGAAATAGATGAGGAACCAGAAAAAAAGGGCCAGGATGAGAGCGGCAAAGCTGGTAATGATGGCCAAAACGAGGACGGCAACGGGGGTAACGCTGGCCAAGACGAGGGCGGCGAGGCAGTGATTACGAACCCGCCCGATCCTCCCAAGGACTTAGGACAGCTTAATTATGATGAACTCGCTCAAGAATTATCTGTGCGCGGAATTCGGTTAGAGAAGAACATGAAACGGGATAAAATGATTAAGTTGTTAAAAGAGGAGTTGGATAAGTGAGTTTTCACGATCAGATACGCAAGGACTTTGATAAAGTCTTATTAGACACACAAGTTTTTGGGCGCGTGTGTTCTTGGAATGGCAAATTATTAAAGGTTGCCGAGGACGCGAGGTCGGGGTTACAAACCGATATTGCTCAAGGCTCTAATAGGGAGATAAAGATAATATACTGTCGGGATATTGATTTAATTCCCGCGCCGGTAGTAACGGAGGAAATATCGCTTGATGGTGAAATATGGTATGTAGATGAGGTAAAAAAGCCCATTGGACACCTAATTATAACGCTGGGTAGGAATGTTGTATGATTAACATATCAACAGAATTAACGAATAATCCGAAGATTCAGGAGTTTGTAAGGAAGTGTCCAGAGCATTTTACTGACATAATAGAGACGGCGATCAATAAAGCCGCAGCACGTATAAGGTATCTTGTCCGGCGTGAAGTCCCGAATAAGTGGGGCGTAAACAAAGACGAGATGAAAGATTTTAGGTTAAAAAGGGCGTTACGCAGTCATGGCGAGCTTGTGGCGGCGGCTATTTTACGCGGTGGAAACGTGCCGCTTATACGTTTTCAAAGTGTTACGCCACGGACACCAATGACCGGGAAAACAAAGGGCGGCGTTTCGGTGCTTATTGCCGGAGCAAGCCACAAATTTAAAAGCGCGTTTGTTGCTAAAATGCCGACCGGCCACCTTGGTATTTATGAGCGGACGGGCGAAAAGACGGCAAGCGGACAAGAGGAAATAACAGAATTGACGACGGCGGCAGTACCGGGAATGGCGGCATCCGAAAAAACGGGTATCCCTGACAAGATTGCGCCGATGATACAAGAAGAATTTGAAAATCAATTTATCAAAGAGGCGGCTTCATGGCTTAGCCTATTAGGAGCAAAATGAGATCAACATTTTTATTACTTGATGATATAGCCGCCCAACTGGAAAAGGACTTTAAGGGGCACGTCTTTGATAACAAAACGGGCGTTATGGAGCCTAATATATGGATTGGCGGCGTACCGCCTAAGAGGTCAGGACCACCTGAAGCAGAAAAGCAGCCTATTAATCCGGGCGATCCTCCCTACATATTGATTAAATATTTAGGCGATGTGGACACTGGAGAGACCGGAAATATGGAGGCGAGCATTGGTATTTTATGCGCTGTCTATAGCTTAGATAGCTATGTAGCGATAAAAAACGGTTACAAAGATGTCTTAAATATGGCTGATCGGGTACTTCTGACGCTATTAAGTAGGCGGTATTGGGATGATAATCATTGGTGGTTAGGTGAAAGCCAAATAAAAAGAGTATGTGGGTTAGATAGAGAGGGTAACTCGGTATATGAGGCCGGAGCGCAGGCGCACCCGATATACGGAGCTATGATTTTGGCGACATTTAAAGCGGCGGCAATTCCGCGTAAGTTAAATAAATAACAAAGGAGATGATTATGTCGGAAGAAAAAGCGGTGATCAAAAGTCCGCAAACAGGGCGGCCAACACCTAAAAAAGGCCCGGAAAAGGTGATATATTTGGGGCCGACCGTTGTAGATGGCGCGTTTTCTTTGAGAAACGGGGCAATTTATTCTAACGGCCTGCCGCCTAACGTGGCGCAGCGCGTTGAGTCCGAACCTGACTTGGCCAAGCTCTTTTTCCCCGTGGTCAAAGCGCCGAAAGTGATGACTGATTTGCTGAACCCGAACTCGAATGTTGCTATGTTGAGCAATAAAGTTAAAAACACATACCTTGGCCTTCGTGCCAAGAAAGCGAGCTAACTATGGCTAAATATGGTATTAACGTAAATCAAGTACCTACGTCGCTGATCCCACCTGCGAGCGTTGACGCATCGTTACCTGTCGCCTTTGGGTGCGCTCCAATCCATAGGATTAGCGATATGGATACAAGAGATCGGGCTATGCCTGGCAATCTCGTCATTTGTTTTTCTGACCCGGAAGCTGCGCAGAATCTCGGAATCCAATCCGCAACGGACGACTTCGGGAAATGGGGCCTAAGCGAGGTGGCTTTTAGCTCGTTTAAGCTCTATGGTAAAGCACCCGCAATTTTTGCCAATGTCTTTGATCCTACTAAGCATTTCTTGGCCAAGAACGAGGCGGTTACTTTCCTGTCGGGCACGGCTACATTAACCACGGGCGACATACTTGATAGGTTTACGCTCAAAGACGCGGAGAATACCGCTTATGTCGAGAACACTGACTATACCATCAATCGTATCACAGCCGTGATTACGGTGGTTGATGATAGTGCGTTGGAAACGGCTATTACGGCTGGTAAGACATTTACCGCTTCGTATGACTATGCCGCGCCCGAACTTGTAACTGCCGATGATGTTATAGGCGGTTACGATATAGTAACAGGTGTTACATCGGGGTTGGAGCTTATAGAACAAGTATTCCCGCAATTCCGTATGCCGCCCGGTATTTTATTGGCACCTAACTTCTCGCAAAATCCTGCTGTCGCTATGATTATGGCCGCCAAATCGGTAGGTATCAATAGTGTATTCAGGGCTGTAGCGTATGCCGACGTGGACACTGATAAGGTTAAAAGGTACACGGACGTGCCGAAATATAAAGCGGAGAACGGGCTGACGAGCGAAAACCTATATCTCTTGTGGCCCAAAGTTAAGTTTGGTGACCGTCAGATGAACCTGTCAACACACGCCGCAGGTATTACCGCAGTCGAGGATAGGCAACGCAATGGAATACCTTTTTCGGTACCTTCAAATAAGGCCGTTCAGTGCCAGTCCGTTGTTATTGCTGACGGCACGGAGGTATCTCTGTCTATTCCGCAAGCTGATTTTCTGCGCGGTAACGGTATAGCCACGGTGTATAATTTCGTCGCCGGAAATTGCCTATGGGGTGCGTATACCGCCGCCTATCCTGGCAACACGGACTCAAAGGATTCGTTCATATCAAGCCGTAGGATGTTGGCTTGGTACGGGAATCAGTTGGTATTAACGTGGTGGAACAAGGTAGATCAGCCGAATAACCGCGTTTTGATCCAAATGATAGCTAACAGCGAGCAAATGCGCCTTAACTCACTGGAGAGCGCTGGCGCGTTGGCTCCGGGCAATAAAATAGAGGCGCGAGAGAACGAAAACGACGTATTGAGTTTGATGCAGGGGATGTTGACTTTCCACGTGACGCTGGGGCTTATATTACCGGCGCAGATAATCACCTTTAACCTTGAATTTGACCCGGAATTGCTCCGGAACTTATTCGCATAGATAGGAGGGTAGGAGCATGAATAAAGCACCGCAGATGTTGATTAACTATTCCATGTACTTAGAGGGTGGGCGGCAAATAGGGACGGTAGATATTACGCTACCGAATATCCAAGCTATGACGCAGACTATTCAGGGTGCGGGTATTGCTGGTCAGGTAGATACCCCGGTTCTCGGTCACGTGCAAAATATGACCATGACCGTGAACTTTAGGATTGCCACTCCTGACATAAGTCTGCTGTTGCCGCAGAAGTACCACCATATTGAATTTTGGCCGGCCTTGCAGAACTTAAACTATGGAACTGGTGAGTTGGAGGTGGTCGAGCAAAAGATAATAGTTAAGGCTATGCCGATTGGTGACAATCTTGGTACACTTAACCCTGGCGAGTTGCAGGGCCGGTCGTTGGAGTTTAACGTCATCTATCTCAAAGAGGTTGTTGGCGGTAAAGAGCTTCGCGAGATTGATGTGTATAACAACAAGTATGTCATGAACGGTAGCGATATGCTGTCCGCTGTCCGTCAGGCGATAGGTATTTGATATTAGCGGCCCTAATGGGTAACCATACGGTTAAGCCCCTGACTGTATAGGATATACGCTAAAAAGGGGCTTTACTTTAAAAAAAGGATATGAAAATGGAAGTTAAAAAAACTACGGAAGAAAAAGCGCAAGCGGCTGTAGAATTAGTGGAAGCGGTGGCTGTGGATGGCGGTTCGTATTTTAAGTACAAGCTCTCGCGACCCATAAAGGTTGCGGACAAAGAGTATAGTGAGTTGACCGTAGACTTCGGCAGTCTCACGGGCGCAGATATGGAGAGTATTGCCGCAATATCATCCAAGAACGATGTAAACATAAGTGAATTTTCTAAATCATACTTAATGCACGTAGTCGCCAGAGCAGCCGGTATAACGATCAATGAGTTACGTAAATTTCCGATCACTGATTGCACGAAGTTGACATTAAGGGCTATGGGTTTTTTAATGGGTGCGGCCTCCGAAGCCACCGACAACTGATGGAGTTAGTGGTTCGCCTGTCTTTGGCTACCCATACATCAGTTACTACTTATTTGGGGCTGCTAATTAATAGACTTCGGGAGTGGGTTGATGTTGTAACGGAAGCAATTAACGAAGATCGGGGATAGTTATGGCAAACATGAAAAAAACATTCGAGCTTGCGTTTGCCATAGGAGGAGCGCTATCCCCGTCCTTTAAAGCCGCTAATACAGAGGCCGCCAACGAGATCGCAAAGCTGTCAAAAAAATCTGCGGAAGCCATGAAGCTGAATAAGCTTCAAAAAGAATTTGATAATTCCCTCAAAGATATTACCGATAAAGCCTCAAAAATGGGCGCGGCATGGGGTAAGGTTGTAGATTCCATTGTCGGGCCACTAAAGCAAGTCGCTGTTTGGGGCGGGATAGCCGGAGTCGCTGTTTACGGACTCGCCTATAAAACCGCTAAAATGGGTGACGACGCGGTTAAAGGCGCGGCGAAAATGGGGGTTACAACACAGCAATTCAGCAAAATGGCGTATGCGGCCACGCAATCGGGTATGTCCGTAGAACAATTTACGGGTAATATGGGGCGGCTAAATAAGATCGTTTCGGACAGCGTGAAGAAAGGCGTTAGCGAAGTTTACGTAAATAACAAACGCCTAATGAGTTTACGGGATGAAAACAAGAATGTAAAAGACCGGACGCGGCTGTTGCTTGAGGCATCGGACGCATTTAAAAAGCTGACCGATGAAAATGAAAAGTTTACCTTTGCAACAATAATGTTCGGCAAGTCCGGTGCTGATATGATCCCCTTGCTCGAACAAGGCGGCGAGGCCATCCGAAAGATGATGAACGACGCTGACCGCCTTGGAATAGTCTTTGACGATCTCGCCGGACAAAGAGCGTCGGCGTTTATCGACAGCTGGGGCGAACTGAAAGCCGCCGCGCAAGGGCTATCTATTGCTGTGGGGCAACAGTTACACGAGCCGTTGACGCGGGTAAATCAAGCTATTAGCGGGTGGATCGTAGCCAACCGGGAGCTTGTCGCCCAAAAAGTCAAAGAGTTCGTTCAAGATATTATAAAGTGGGTGAAAGAAAATAAAGAGGGCATTATCGGCCTCAAAAATTCCATTGTCGAGGCTATCCATCAATTTGGGAAATGGATTGAGAAGAACGGCGGCCTTGTCGAAGTGTTAAAAAAGGTGGGCAAGGCGTTTATTGCATTTAAGGCGCTGGGGGTAGTATTCGCCATCATGAACGCGGTAACGGCTACGGCTATGTTTGTTGCCTCAATGGTTACGCTTATCCTACAAACAAAGGCATTATTGGCGGCGTTTGGAGGCTTTAAGGCGGTAGCGGCCTTGCTCGGTGGGCTGGCATTACCGGTACTTGCCATTGTAGCGGCTGTTGTGTCGCTGGGAATAGCAACGTACCAGCTGATAAAACACTGGGACGGCGTTGTTTATTTCTTCAAAAATTTGACTACCACCGTTCCGATATTTTTCAATGATTTAGTGGACGATATTAAAGGGCTATTCGGTGGGTTGCCTGAATGGTTGCAGGGTATAATGGCCCCAATAAAGAACATTGTACTTGGCCCTATACAAGCTATACAAGCGCTGATTTCCGGCGATATAAGAGGCTTTTTTACAAGTCTCGGAAAGACTATATTAAGCTATATATACACTATACCGCTGATGATTGTTGGAGCGGGGAACGAGATAGTAAAGGCGATATTTGGCATTGATGTAATCGGCGCGGTGAAAGCGTGGATTTCTCCCGTTGTTGATGTGGTATGGGATATTCTCGACACCGGTATTAACGCTGTGGCAGAATTCTTTGTAAATGAATTCAATACGATAAAAGACGCTTTTGGCGAAAGTTTTCTTTACGGGATTGGCGTGATATTAGGAAGCATACCGACATTATTTATAAGAATGGCCGCTGCTGTCATAAAGGCTATATTTAGTATGGACATAGTTAGCGCGGGTATAAAGTGGGTAAGCGGCTTTATTTCCGCTGTCGGCGGTGCTATAAAGTCATTTTTTAGCGGCGAAATTACCGCCGTAAAAGACGCTTTTGGGAGGAGTTTTTTGTCAGGAATAGGTGAAATTGCGGGTAGGGTACCGAGCCTATTTATTCGTATGGGGAACGACGTAATAAAAGCGATTACGGGCATAGACTTAATCGGCGTAGCAACGGAGTGGGTAAATGGGTTTGTTGATACAATATTGGGAGTCATCGACAGGGTAAAGGGTGTGTTCGCCGGAGTGGTAGACTTCATTAGGGGGTTCTTTTTGGGCGAGCTTATGGGTATCAAAGATTCGTTTTCTAACGGTTTTTTGACCGGGATAAAGGACGTATTTATAAGACTATATACGCTCATACCGCGCCTATTAAATGACGCAGTGAAAGCGATTACGGGCATAGACTTAATCGCTACGGGCAAAGCATGGATTCAGAAATTTGTTGATGGTGTACTCACGGTATTGAAAGGCGCAGGATCGGCAGTTACAAACGCAATAAAAAGCCTGATCCCTGACAGCGTATTAAACGTGCTGGGAGGCGTGACCAAAACAGTGTCGGGCGCGGTCAGCGCTGTCGGTGGCGCGGCTAAGGCCGTAACCAACGCCCTGCCATTGCGGAAATTTGGTGACGGCGGTATTGCGACGGAGCCCTCGTTGGTGGCCGAAGATGGCAAGCCGGAGATGGTGATCCCGCTGACTAAACCGGCAAGGGCCGCCGAGCTTATACGGCAGGTGGCCCCGGAACTACCCGAATTGCAGGTAGTCCGCGAATCCGTGCCAGCATTACCTGATAATAATATGGCTCAATTTGCCCAAATAAAGAAAACGGCAGAACCTTACCTGCCGGCATCGCCTGTAGTCCCGGAACCAAAGCCGACGAATCCACCTAACCCTACTATAGTTCCAGGGGCTAAGGATAGAGGTATTAACATAGATTCAATGAAAGCTGCTGACAAGGAACGAAAACGTATAGCTGATTCTCTATGGATGGAAATGAATAAGTGGAGGTTTCCACCTTATTTAAACATGGATATGCCGGAGAGAAAGAAGCCTGAATACGCTAAACCGCCCATATCGATGTTGAATATGCCGGAATTAAATGCTCCGGAGTTGAAGATGCCGGAGTTAAAGATGCCTAATTTATCTAAAAACGATACTAACAGGAATGTTGGGGGAACGTTCAATTTTACGCCGAATATCACTATTACTGTCGGAGGCGGCGAATCATCCACCGTAAAATCGGCGGTGGAGGACGCTCTTAGTAAAGCAAAAGCGGAATTTGAAAAGTGGTTTACGCAAATGCAATATAGCAATGCGCGGGTGGCTACAAGATGATTTGGACGACCGAAACGAAACAAGGCGATACGTGGGATATGCTCGCACTTGAATTATATGGTAGCGAGATGTTGTCTTATGTATTATTACGGGCCAACCCTGAACACATGAGAAAGATTTTTTTACCTGCGGGGCTAACGATTAACGTCCCGCAATTACCACCGGGTAAGACGAGTTCGCCTTTACCGCCGTGGGCAAGGAGGAGAGTATGACAACGCCGCCGCGTGAAGTTATAATTGAATTGTTGTATGATGATGTGGATATTAGCGAAGATGTCGCGCCGTTTTTGGAAAGTTTTCGGTATGTTGACCGGACACTGCCAAATAAGATGGACGAATTGAGCGTTACTTTTCAGGATACTAATGGGTTGTGGCGCGGTGGTTGGATGCCGGAACGCGGTGCTAAATTTGCCGGAAAGATAAAGGCGTTTAACTGGTTTGATTATGGGGATAAATTTGAGCGGGATTGCGGAAGTTTTGAAATTGACGATATTACAAGCTCGTCAAATCCATCAAGCACGTTTCAGGTAGGGGCTATATCGGTAGGCATAACTAATAGTATTCGTAGGCAGCAGAACACTAAGGCGTGGGAGGAGATAGCAATAAAGCAGATAGCGCAAGATATAGCGAAAGCGCATGATTTTGAATTAAAGTGGTTTTCAAGTTATAACCCGGTAATGGAACGGTGGGAGCAAAAAGGTCAAAGCGACTTATCGGTATTAATAGATATTTGCGAATATGCCGGACTGATGATTAAGATTACCGATAAGTACATAATTATTTTTCAGGGCGAGGAGTTTGACAAGGAAAAGCCCGAAGTTACTATATACCGTTCAGAGGGTAATGTACAGTCGTGGGAATTTAACATGAATAGCAGTGATATATACGCTGCCGCCGAAGTTAAATATTATGATACCAAAAAGAAAGAATTAATTGAGTATATATTTTACTCTGATGATGTTCAGGGGGATAAAAAAGACGCTGAAAAGGGGGATATTCCTGACCCGGAAGTCGGGCAAATATTGAAGATAAATCGGCGCGTTAAGGATATTGCGGAGGCCGAGGCAGTAGCCAAAGCCGCCTTGCGGTCAAAAAATATGCGGCAGGTTAGGGGCACGTTGACTATGATGGGTAGGCCTGATTTGTATAGCGGGATGACTATAAATGTTTATGGATTCGGGCGGTGGGATAAAGTAATATGGAATATTGAAGAAATTTCGCACGATTACAGTAAAACAAGCGGGTATAATTCGACATTAACGCTAAGGGGGATACTCATTGGATATTAAAGATATATTCCGTTGTGGCGAAGTGGTGGAAACCAAGCCTGAAAAGAATATGGTGCGTGTGATATTTAAGGATATTGATGAACTCACAAGCTTTTGGTTTCAAGTGATTCAACAACAAACTTTTGACAACAAGCACTATTATATGCCCGATTTAGAGGAGCTTGTAGCTTGTATTTTTTTAGGCAACGGGCCTATAGCGGGTTATGTGCTGGGCGCGGTATTCAATGAGGAGGATACTATGCCGGAAGAGGGGCAGGATATTTATTATATCAAGTATAAGGATGGGACGCGGCTAAAATATGATCGGAAAGAACACCTTGTAACAAAGAATATAAAAGGTGATGTCCTTATAACCGTCGAGGAGAATGATGGCAAAAAGGGTACTGTAGATGTAACAGTAAAAGATTTCATAAAGATAGAAAATAACGGAGATATAACCGTAAAAACATCAAAAAATATTAAGGTTGAGGCCACTGGCAACATAGAGGTAGAAGCTACTGGTAATGTGACGGTGAAGTCTACCGGCAATATGACAGTAGAATCAACCGGCAATATGGATATTAATTCGACCGGCAATATGACGTTGTCGCCGATGGGGATATTTAAATTGAATAAAATGGCTCCGGCAGCACCGAATCCGACTAGTGGGCCGTTTAACGCTATACCTATATGTCCGGTAACAGGTTTACCGCATGGTGGCAATACTGTTACCGGCTAAAGGATTTAGTCATGATTATACCTACAATCCCTGACGTTGTAAAAGAGATCGCGCTTGCGCGGCTGTTAGCGCTCACACCGTTTGTAGGCTATATCGGTGATTTTGATGGCAATTTCAGCGGGGCGACGCTATTAGCTGATGTAGGCAGGGCTATGGAGGGTAGCGCCATTATCTTTGTCGCGTCGTCTTTATTTGTACAGACCTTTCAGGGCCGGACACGTAAATCGGCAGCGCGATGGGTTGATCACGAGATAATCAACGGGCCGCCCGTCAGTGAGTATACCGGGCGCAGTCTTAAAGACGTAGAATTTGAAATTTTGTTACACAGTACGATGTGTTTTGATCCATTGGCAGCTTATGAACGCCTACAAAAGGCGTGTGAAAGCGGCAAACCGCAGTTGATGTTTTTAGACGGTAAGAATTACGGGCAGTGGACAATACGTAGTTTGGAGGGCGAAGAAAGCCATTGGGCATACGGACGGCCAGCGGTAATGGTGGTAACTATGACCATGAGGGAGTTTATATCGTCCATCCCTACGGAGGCTATGCAAAAATTACGTGAGGATGAATTGAGGAAAGGCGAGACAGGCAAGGGTGGCCCCGATAGATTGCCTGGTACGGGCGGCAAAGCGGCAAGGGCTACTACGCCAAAAACAGGGATATTTACAAAATGAATAAAAATGAATATGAAGTTGTCGGTAATGCGCCCGATCATGTTGAAATCGCGGTCGGCGGGTGGCGCGAGATCGCCCAATGTATCAAAATGATTATTACGACGTGGCGCGGGACAGTGTTCAATATGCGTGAATTTGGCATTAATCCTGCAATTATCGATCAGCCGGAAAACATGATTTTGGCTAATCTGACTATAGATATAACGAATCAAATAAGTAAATATGAACCGCGAGCGGAAATAACGGGGATAAGTTTTGACCGGAGCAATCTACTTGATGGTGAGATTGTACCGACAATAACCTTTCGGGTAAAAGAGGACGTGTTATTATGAATGATAGCCGTTTCGCTAAATTTGACGATAATGCTGAAGAATTTAACAACCTGCCGTACTTTGCCTTGGGTGAAGTGAACCGGGACGCGCTGACTGCGACGCTTACGGGTATGTGGGAAGCGTCCGAGGGTAGTTCTGCTGGGTTTATCACCGCCCTTGTTGACCTAATTGAGCGACAAAACCGGCTGGCAAGCCCTGATCCGGCGCAAGTTACGGCCTCCGTTATAGCCATGTACGAGGGATTGCAAGGCGTAGTATTATTCCCCGGTGATCCGGTGCGTATATTTTTGTCCACGCTGGCGGCGGTTATCTCTATGCAAAACGCCGTAAGCGACTGGACACAGAAGCAAAACTTCTTGCAACACGCTACGGGGGCTTACCTTGACGCGCTGGGCGCACTGTTGGGGGTGTACCGGTTGGATGCCTCTCCAGCTAAGACGACACTGCGCTATACATTGGCGGCGGTTAGGCATTTTTCGCTGGTCGTACCCAAAGGCACGAGGGCGACGGCTGACGGCAAGATATTTTTTGCTACGGACGAGATGTTGGTGATCCCTGCCGGGCAGCAGTACGGTGAAGTTCCGGCAACGTGCCTGACCTATGGGGCAGAGGGTAACGGGTTGTTACGGGGCCAAATCACACGGGTTGTAGACGTTGTTGCGGGGGTGGGTGCCGTGGTGAACACCGTAGATTCAGGCGGCGGTTCCGACATTGAAAGTGATGACGCGCTACGCAATAGGGCGAGGATGGCTCCGGGACAGTTTTCGACTGCCGGGGCACGGTTGTCTTACGTTTACTGGGCGCTCACCGCCCACGGGAACATCTTTGACGTATCGATTTCCGGCCCGGAAGATCGGGCTGGGGAGCGTTTGGGCGAGGTGGACGTGTTTGTAATGCTCAAAAACGGGGGTATACCGGAGGAGGGCGGCGCGGAGTTAGAGTCCGTAGAAAAGGTGCTGAACGCCGACAAGATACGGCCATTGACCGACAAGGTAAACGTCCTGCCGATTAAATCTATGGATGTGGAATATACCCTAACATGGTACATAACCGCCGAACAAGCCACACAATTTACGGCCGTGGAAGCCCGAATAAAGGCCGCCGTGGTAAACTATGAGATATGGCAGGTAGAGAGGATAGGCAGGGATATAAATCCTGACCGGCTGGTGCAGTTATGCCTGGCGGCTGGGGCCAAAAGGGTGGAGATAGACGGTATAGAATTTACGCAGTTAGGGCGTGATACCGTCGCGCACTTTGTTGACCGTGAAATCAATTTTGGGAGAGTAGAAAGCGACTAAAATATGACTACACTGACCACATTATCGCCGCTCAGATTTATTGATATGTTGCCGGAGAGCGCCAAAAATATCGCCGAATTTAAGGCGGCGGCTACGTGTTTGGACAAGCTCGTTGAGGGCTTTGACGAGCGCGTAAAGCTAATGCTGATATATTCCCGTATTGACGAGCTTGATAATGATCAACTTGACAACTTAGCATGGCAATGGAACATAGGGTACTTCGAGGGGTATAACTTCGCTGAAACGCTTGCCGACAAGCGCATATTGATTAAACAAGCCATACAAATGCACTGGCATAAGGGTACGAAGTGGGCGCTGGAAAGCGTACCTGTATTTTTGGGGATGCCGGCGTTTGTGATAGAGTGGTTTGATTCTGATATATTGGGTACCCACATGGAACCCTACGAATTTGATATTGCAATTGATACGGGTGTACGCGGTGCGCGGCCCACAATCCAAGATGATATCCGTAACCTCATAAATAACCTCAAAAATGTCCGGTCGTACCTGCGCCATGTGATCCTGATGGAGACGTGGCACGTTACGGCGTACTATGCCGTTCAGGGCGCGGGTATAGGCTTGGGGGCCATCCGGCCCAAAGATTGGCCGGGCGGCGAAGTTAATATAGGGTATGGGTATGCGTCGGGCGGTTATGACACATTGATAGGGCAAGTCAACCCTAAACCGTGGACTGAAAAAGAGCTTAAAATTAAGCACGTTAGAGGCACCGCTGCGCCGGGTATAGTGGCCAATACGGTCGGCCCGAAACTTGCGCGTAGCGTCGATTTATCTTGGCGATATGGGCGAATCGTGGGCGGTTACGCCGCGACGGTCGGGCGCGTGAACCCTAAGCCAATGGGAGGCGGAGATATTGGCCTTAAACATAGACGTAATGTAGCTGGGCCGGCAGTGATAGGCAACAGTATAATGCCCAAAATCCAAAGTATAGAGGGTACTGTAAAGGTAAATAAGGCGCTGGGCGCTGGCAGTTACGCCGCGACGGTCGGCACGGTAAGGCCCCAATCCAGTGAGGGCGAGGAGGCTTCGGTTGGCGTGAAATCCCGTACAAGCGGGTATTCCGCGACAGTGGGCAGGGTATACCCTAAAAAATACTATACAGTGTAACGTGGATTAGGTTTCTGACGAATTTTATACTATATTTATCAAATAAACTAAGGGAGGCCGGTATGCCGGAACAAAAATACTTTTCAATGTTGACTGAATATGGCAAGGCTGTTGCGCGGGACGTGTTTAATAGCGGCGAAACGGTTAAGCTCGCTGAGTTTGCGGTAGGCTACGGAATGGAAGATACTGGAAACGGGGGTTACACGCTGACACCCGATCAGGCCGACCTTAAAAACGAATGGCTTAGGCAGGAGCTAAACTCGCTACGTGTAGACCCGAATAATCGGGCATGGTTGATTGCGGAAGGCATTATCCGCGAGGATATCGGTGGGCACTGGATCAATGAAATAGCCATAATCGATGATAGGGGCGGTGTGATAGCATTAGCGACATGGCCGCCTACCTATAAACCGACGTTACCGGAGGGGTCATCCTCTGCGGCGATAATACGTATGGTTGTCGAAGTGTCCGATACGGGTAGCTTCGAACTTGTGATAGATACCTCACTGGCCCTACTTACTCGGGAAGAATTTATGGCCAGTTACGCAGAGCTTACCCAAACGATCAGCGCCAGCAAGGAAGAAATTAAAACGTGGGTAGGTCAGAATTTTATCCGGCAGGGCGAAGTCAACGCCGCCGAATTGGTGAGCGTTGATAACAATAATGGGCTGACCGCCGAAACGAGCGATAGGAAGCTGTTTGTTGATAAGGTGCCGCGCCCTACCAACGCGCAAGCGCCTATAATATCGGTACAACCGGTCGGCGGTGTTGTAACTCTTGACGGCGAGCATACGCTACACGTATCTGCCTACGTAAATGATGGTGGGCAGGTTACTGTACAGTGGTACGAAAATGATGTTGAGAATACAGAAACGGGCACCCCTATTGAGGGAGAAACTGAACAAGACTACGTTGTACCTACCGATGAGGCCGGAATAAAATACTATTACGCGGTCGTTACAAACACGAACGAACGGGCAACGGTGTCCATAACAGCAACGACGACAAGCGATATAGCATCCGTAAACGTAAATGTATTAATAAACGCCCAAACGCCCATCATAACGGTACATCCTGCCAGCGCTACTTATAATCAAAATGCGGTGGCATCTGCATTATCGGTAACGGCAAGCGTGAGCGATGGCGGGGTGCTAATTATTAGGTGGATGCGGAACGTAGTAAACAGCAACGAGGGCGGTGTTGAGGTAGGTACAAATTCGCCGACATTTACGCCAAATACATCACAGGCAGGGACGGGTTATTACTTTGCCGAAATCACTAATACGATTCCCGATAATGGGGATGGCGGCGTAAAAACTGCGACAGTAACGAGCGATGTGGCGGTTATCACGGTAAATGCGCAGCAAGCTTATACCTTTGGCCGCCGCTGGAATAAGACGCTATCATCCACAATATTACAGCCTCTATATGATACTATCGGGCGCAGTTTTACGCCTATGGTTAATGGTATAGGAGGTAGCTCCGACTTTGATGATTTGCCTATTTACCGAGATATGCGGCTGTGTGTTATGGTCAACGGTCAGGTGGATAAGTATTTGGGCGAACCGGGATTCTCGCGCAATCCGGTCGTTGGTGATTTGATGGTCCAGATACCGCTGTTTTATGTCAAAGTATTGGATGACAATGTCAATAGGGACTTCTTGATCAGCAACGTAAAGCATGATTCTACTTGGAGGGCGGCTCCGGGCTTTACAAGGCCGGACGGCAGTCTAAGGCCGTACATCTATGTCAGCGCCTACACGCTCAATTCGGAATACCGGTCAGTATCCGGTAATCAGTCTATTGTGAACATCACTCGGGCGGCGGCACGTGCCGGGATTCGTGCGCGTGGGGTTGCGAGTTATTATCAGTATGACTTCCAGGCGCTTAGCACTATTGAATTGTTGTACATGATTGAGGTTGGCAATCTTGATTCGCAGACAGCAATCGGCAAGGGATATACGGACAGCACCAACGTAGCGCAACAGAACACCGGAGCGACAGACAACATTGGATTCCACAGTGGATCAACCGTTGACGCTAACAGCCCTAACAGTGCTAAAGGATTCGTGAAGTACCGGCATATTGAAAACCTGTGGGGCAATATCCATACATGGGTGGACGGTATCAATTTCAACAACGCAGACACGTACATTGCGACAAATCCTGACGATTATGCCGACGACACCACGACTAATTACAATAGGCTATCTTACACGAAAGCGGCGGTGAATGGGTATCAAAAATCATGGGGCTTTGATCCTAATATACCTTGGGCGCAGATTTGTACGGACGCGACAGGTGCAGATGGGACGTACGTGCCGGACTACTACTACCAGTCAACAGGGTGGCGGGTTCTTCTCGTTGGCGGCAATTGGAACAACGG